GAATAGACAAAATACATTCTACATAATCACCCCCGCCAAATTGATAGGATATAAATTGCTGATTTTCGTCAAAGTAAACCACCCCCGCATAATTGCTGTTTTGTTTTATTAAACCTGTGTAAAAATACGCTATATCTGGTTGTATTTCTATCAAGTTCGCACATCTTTTATATTCGTATTCAATTGGCACAGGGGGGAGGTTGCTTGGTGTTTGTGTGTTTTCGCCAAAAGACAATCCCTGTTCAACTTCCTGCATTTGCAACGGTGCAAACATCGGCATGGGCGCACTTTCGTACTGTGAAAAATCTTGTACGTTCGGAGTTGGAATATACGGATTTTCAACTCCGCCCGTCTTTGTGTAAGCTCCATTTGTAAGCTCAAAATCTACATCTAACATTTTTACTTTTACGGTAATTGTAAAAGAACCCGCCCCCCCTTGTCGCAAACTAAAAGTAAATAATTGTGTGTTTGGGTTTCCGTCTTGGGGTTGTATAAGCCAATTATTTTTACTTGTTAAATTAAACGATTTTTGTCTGCTATCAAAACAAAAATCCAACTGTGCGGGACTAAGAAACAGCTCGCCAATAGGACAAATCTCAGGGGCAAATCGTGAAGTCTGAAAGCCTTTGTAATTTTCTTTGTCTCTATATGTGCCTTCCCTATCTATATGTGTGGGCGTTTCGCTCGTCCACAAAAAGCCCGCCGCCTGTTTCTTTGCGCTAAATTCACAAAGCCGCCCATCTATATCAATAGGCTTGTCGCCTTTTTTTGACACTTTCATCATGCGCCCCGCTTGCAAAAAACCTGTTGCAACGCCATTACTTTGCACACACGACACCCAATCCTCTCTATACCAAAATGAAACGAACCCCACCCTGTCTAGCACGTTATTATCGACTTCAAAAAGAGGATATTTTGATTTAGCAGTAAAAGTAAGCTTATAGCCTGCGCCGTCTTGGGTTTGTTTCTCTATTCCGATAGCAGCACCGCCGTCCGCTCCAAAAGTGTAAAACTTATCTGTATTTAGTCTAAATAAGATTACAAAACGCTCTGTTAATGCTGAATGTAAGTAACTGTTTTTTTCTGCGCTAAACTCTGAAACAAAACTTTCAACCGTATGGGTGTAGCCGTCCACGCCTTTGTATTTTGCAACTTCAATAGGTGCTGAGACTTCAATAAATTGAATATAGCGTAAAATATCTGTTACATAACAACTATTCATGTAATTTTCTTTGTCTCTATACACGTAGCCGTCAAATTCCGATATAGGCAATATATAAATATTGCTAATCCCACTTAAAGAATAATCACATTTATTTGTTAGTAAATCCATACGTTAATAAGATAAAAAACCCCTGCGCCGTCAAAGTTGGCACAGGGGCAAAAGAAACATACTTATAAAAAATTACTTTATGGAAAATTTACGGATTTACTTGTCCGCTTTCGTGGATTGGCGTGATAACGTCTTCCGTTTCAACAAGTGGAGCAATTTCATTGCTTAATCCTTGTTGTATCATTGTCCAGCCAGATGCATCGGCGTCGGTTGCACCGCTGTTATAATCAAAGCCACCTGCGGGGGCTGTTAGTCCATTAACACGTCCCAAAACCATGATGCGCCCCGACTTGTCAACTACAATAGCAATGAATTTGCCTAAGCTCAAGGCGTCCCCCTCGTTCAACACGTCAACATCGTACTGATTTAGCACGGCGTTAACTGTATGTTGACGATATTTGCCACCGTTACCACCCACCAATAAAGCGTCTGAAAAACTTATCGTATTTTCTGAACCGTTTATTTTGTAAAACTTTTCGTCTGCAGGTAAAGTAATATTTGTAATTAAACCGTCACTATTTCGTGTGTATTTAATAACATCACCTGTCGCTGTGGTATCCTCTGTGGGCGGGTAATAGTTCGCCAAATATAAAGCACGTGCGCCCGCCACGCTGTATCTACATGCTTTATCTTCTAAACTTTTTGTTAACTTACAACCTGCCATTTTATTAATTAATGTTTAAAATGTTAATAAATAAATTTAGTCTAAATAAGAATAACAAAGAAACAAAGTAAATCCTGTTACGGAATTACTTGTATCTCTCCTTTGTCATTTCTTTGATTTAACGTAACAACCGCCGTGTTTTCGGTGTCGGTTATCCTAACAACCACCTGCCCAACTCGTGGGTCACGGTTTCCTGTGTTGTCGCTTGCTACAACTTGGAAAGTTGCAACGCCGCCCGTGTCGGTTAATTTTGTTACTGTAAATCCGCTACCTGTCGCATTGAATGCAAAGGTGTCGGTCGCCTTTTCCGATGTAGCTTTAAACTGTTTTTCCTCGCCTGCTTGTGCAAATACTAAACTGTTAGGTGCTAAATCTATAATCGGTTTTGCTTTTTCGCCTTGTGCGGTCATTCCTCTTACTTTATCAGAGCAAATAACAACCTCGTCATCAAAAGGAATAGCAAACCCAAGACGCAACCTGCCTTTGACCCATATTTTGTTGTCCATTGGTTTAGGAAAATTGCCGAGTTCAACATCGTCAAGGTCTCCCATTAGGTCGGTCAAAAGTAAAGCGTTTGAACTATCATAAATGATAAACGTTTTGTCGTTTAGCCCTTTGACAGGCACAAACTCCGCACCCATGTAAAACATTTTAGGGTTGCGTTTGTCGGTGTCGTCAATTGTCCAATTAACACCGATTACCATGTTGTTAGCCTCTGCCAGCTCCATACGCAACTGACGGCGAGCTTTGTACGAACCCAAAATAAAGAGACTACCTGCGTCCTCCGCCTGCAATACTCTTTCTGGAGTTGCTAAATATGCTGCTTCAATAGCTTGCTTTACAGTAGTGAAATTGTTTTGCAATCTAATTGCATCGGGGGAGGTCAAAAGTTGCTTCACAAAACCATTAAAATGATTAGGGTTGACACTTTCGTCTCCTGCAATTATAAGCTCTTCAATTTCATTGCTTAATCCCATAGCGATTAAAGCAAGTGTAGCCCCCTCAAGCTCGGCGGGGAGGCTCTCATTTTTTGCACCCTCTGAAAGTTCGTACAATGTACGTTTGTTTTCAAGTTCGTCAATACACTGCTCAAGGTTAATTTTGTAGGTTTTAACCTTTGCGGTTTTTTCAGACAATTTAATTATCTGATTGGGATTCCAAGCGCAATCCCGCCCGTCTGCTTGCAAAATCTTGTTTTCAAGGTCGATTGATTTCAGTTGCTCGTCGCCCTTTACGCCTGTTAAAACACGAACGTACCCACCTTGCACCAACCTGCCACCAAATAAAGCTCTTGTAAACCATTCGGGATTATCTTTCGGTCTATATGTTAAACCGTTTATTTTCATCATGTTAGCCATTTCTTAAATCCTTTCTGTTTTAGTTTAAATTCGTTTTTCGTTACCTATTTGTTTTCAAGTCGGTTTTTAATTACCACCGCCATACGCTGTGTCGGTGTCAAGTCTTTGAAGTTTGCGGGGCTGCTTACCGTTGGTTTACTTTGCCCTGCGCTCGGTTGTTTTTCGAGCTCTGCGATTTTTCTTTTCAGTTCAGCAATTTGCGCCTGTGTGGAGCTTTTTTGTTTTTTCAAAAAAGCCTGCCCCCTCAACTTTGCTTTTTTAAGTTCAGTTTCAGGAACTTCAGGGCTTGCGCCGTCATTTTCGTCTTGCGTCACAACTAACATGCTGTTATCATCTATTACAATGATATTGCCGTCAGTTAGTAAGTGTTCTCCTGCGGGGGCTTTTTCCGTGCCGTTCAAAGTGGCATTGCCGTCTGCGTCCACCCATATCTCGCCGCCCTCTGATAATTCAAAAATCAAAAAAGGAACGCCGCTGTCTGTTTCGTCTTTTTTGGCTTCGTCAACTAAATCCTTAGCTTCGTCAGCCGTCTCACCCTCCAAAAGCACTCCGATACTTTGTAGGGCTTTGCCAAATAAACTAAGCTTTGGCTTTTGTTTGTCATCTTTTTTTTGTGTAGTCATTTGTATAGGTTTGAAATTAAACAGTCCCTCCAAACTAAAGCCTGTTACTCTGCCTGTTTGGATTTCATTTTGCCAATAATTTATGTCGTTAATTTTATAGCTTGCCATTAACGTACCTTTTGGAAAGTTACCAATGCCAAGTGCCGCCGATTTGTCAAGTTTACTGTTTTCAACAATCCACATCTCTACCAAATAATTACCTTGCAATTGCTTTTTGTGATTGTGTGTTGTGCTACTTAGTGCGGTGGCGTCCTGCATTAACTTATGCGATATTTTTTCAATCGTATCCGCTGAAAATTTTATATAGTGCTCCCCTTGCTGATTGTCATTACGATATATAAGCTGTTCAGGAATTAAAACCGCCCCTG